GACTCCCCTACGGGCTGCCACTATTTCCAAAATCATGAACATTTTCAGCCATCTAGTTGCTGGACTTGCTAACCTTGAGTTTGGGGTTAGCAACTTCGGTTCCGTCTTTGTCGGCGCTGAGCTTCCCCATCGCCTTCATGGCCAACACCTTCTGGTCGGCAGCCTTGGTGTATCGGGTCACTTCGGCCTCAGTCTCGTGGCCCGTAATAGCCTTGATCTCCTGATTGCTGCACCCCGCCTCGGCCAAGCGTCGGGCACATGCTTTCCTCAGCCCGTGCGAGGAACAGGCATCAAGCGCGGCCTCATCGCACCGCTTGCGCATCCAGTTGCCGAAGCCGTTCCCGGTGAAGGGCTTCCCGAAGTCCGTGAGAAGAAACGTCATGTTGTCGCGGGGCGTCTGGTCCAGCACCGCTTTCAGCTTCGGGTGGATCGGGATCAGCAGGTTCGCGCCCGTCTTCTGTTGCTTCACCGCGATCATGTTGCCGTCCACATGCTGCCACCCCATGCGCACCACGTCGGAGCGACGTTGCCCGGTGCATAGCATCAGCGTCATTGCGAGCCGGGCTTTCGTGCCGATGGGGTGACGATCCTCAAAGCGGGCAATTTCTTCCTCGCTCCAAGTGTGGAAGCCGTCCGAGGCCGTCTTGAAGCCCTTCATGCCCACCAGCGGATTGTGGTCAATCACCCCATTATCAAGCGCGAACCCCATCAGCACCTTGAGGCGTTTCAGGAGGGTGTTCGCTGCCTCGGGGCGGTCGCTCATCTTCCCGAGGATAGATGTCAAATGCTTCCGGCCCAGCCCGGTGATAGGCTTGTCCCCGTGCTCCTGCCGGAACCTCTCCAAAATGCGGCGATAGTTCGTTTTGCTACTGTCGGACAGGCCATGAAACAGCGGCGAGTTGTAATAGAGTTCGATCAGCGCGGAGATGGTATCCTTCGCGGCCTTGGGCTTGGTCGTGGTGGTCAGTTCCACCCCGGCGATGGCTTTGGCGTAGGCTGCGAAGAACGCAGGGCTGTTCAGGGGGCCGGGCAACGGCACTCTGGGTTGCCCCGGCTTGTTGAAATAGATGCGCACCTTGCCGTGCCTGTCGCGGTAGACATGCACATACTTGGGCTTTGAAGTCTTATTCTTGGCCATCGGGCAGCACCTCATCCCAAGGGTTGCTGTCCGGCGGCGGTGCTGGCTCAGAGTGCTGCACCAGCACCCGGAAGCTGCCATCCGGCATTGCTTCGATACCCGAGACGGGCTTGCCGATGCCTTGCAGCACCTTCACCGCTTTTTTCATCTCCACCACGCTCAGCTTGCCCTTGGCTGGGGCCAGCTTCCGGGCGAGCTTGATCCAGCCGAAGGAAGGGGCTTTCGGCCCCTTCCCTGCGGGCAGCGACGCCATTGCGCTTTTCTCGGTCATGCCTTGTTCCCCGTCATGTCCACAATCTTGGGCGGCTCCCCGGTGGCACTGCGCTGCATCCTCAATGCTACATCCACCGCTTCTTCATGTGTCTTACAGACGGTTGCGGGCTTTCCGCCCTTGCCGACGCTGAATTGCCCGTTGCCATGTTTCTGAATTTTGATGGGAAGTGTCATTGCACTGCCTCCTTCAAGGTCTTGTTGAACAGGTATCCCCCAGCGTCATAGAGGGCGGTGAACTCGCGAAGGTCATCTTGGCTCAGGTGATCGCGCAGAAAGGCCACGGCTTCGGCGGCGCGGGCCTTCCGCTCTTCCGTCTCCTGCATGTAGGCTTCATGCTGTTTGGCCTTCTCCTTCGCCTTGGCCTTCACGTATGCGGCCTTCTTCTTGGCCTTGTTCGCCATGATCTTCTCAACTTCTTCGGGGGTCTTGCCCTCGGCCAGCAGAGCCTTGCGGGCAGCCTTATCCTGCCGTGCGGCCTGCGCAGCCTGCCGCTGTTCCCCCTTGGCGGCGTCTTCCTTCTCCTTCGCCTCCCGAAGCTCGGTCAGCATCTGTTCAGGTGCCGGGAGCGGATCGCCCTTCTTCGCCAGATTGGCCAGTTGGGTGACGATGCACTCCGGGGTGCTGGGGGCTGCCAGCTTGTAAACTGCCGCTTGCGGATAATGCTCAATCACCTGCGGCGGCACCTTGTTCGCCAGCCGCGCCACATTCATCAGATTGTTGGCGGTGGAATGGCCCATCGAAAACTCGGCTTCGATCCACGCACCGAACATGCCGTGGGACAGCTTGTCCTTGATCGCCAGAAGCTCGCTGCCGATGGTCAGGAAGTCGCTGCGCACCGTGTCCAGTTTTTCGCGGATCACGGTTGCGGCAGCCTTCGCCCCCTCGGCAATCTTCGGCTCAAGGTCAGCATAGGCGAAGCCGCTGGGGGCAGGCCCCGGGTTCTTCACGGGCTTGATAAGCGTCACTGTCATTGTGCTGCCCCCGTGTGAGTTTCGGCGGCCTGAGCCGCCTTGAGGATGCGGTTCACTTCTGCGGTCATGCTGCGATCATTCGCGGCTGCCCGTGCTGCCAGCCAGTTCTTCACGTCTTCGGACAGTCTCAGGTTCAATCGGGGTTCCGGCATTGTCATCTCCATATATGCCTAGTCGGCATGTTTTGGCATATACTTGTGTCATGTGTCAAGTCGGCATAAAGTCGGCAGGCAGGAGGCCGCTATGACAAAGAGATACCCGAGTGAAGAACAAGACAGGTTCATGGTTCGCCTGCCTGATGGGATGCGGGAGAAAATCAAAGCGGCTGCGGCGGCTAAGGATCGCACCATGAACGCTGAAATTGTCTCAAGGCTGAAAGATAGCTTTAAGATGGATGAACAGCGTCAGAACGATAACGGCAGGCTGTCATTCGTGGGTGCCGCCAAGAGAGCAAGTCGAAGTACCCAACCAGATGAAGAACTGTCTGAACGGGTTGCCCGGCTCGAAGATGCGATAAACTCCCTTGAGCCGCTGGAATTATTCGATGACGAGACGGGCAGAAGAATGCTCGTGCTCGGTAAGCCGATCACCGAAGCCGAAGACTGAAATTCCCAACGGTTGGGATTTTATGCGTTGGAACGGGTGAACTCATTGCCACCCGTCCTTTTCACCCCCTCCGTGATGCCGCTCGGCTGAGCTTGGCTTGGGTGGAGGCAAGGGCACTGCCTGAAGCCATGCGGAAGCTGCCTTGGCCGGAATTAGCTTTCAACTTGGCGTCCACCTGATCGGCGATCATGTCGGCAAGGGCACGGTCCTGCTTCGGGTTCCCCGATCCCTGCACATTGATGGCGAGGCTGGGGGCGTAGGTGCTGGAAAGGCTGCCCCCCACCATGCCCCCGGCGGCGAAGGCTGGCACCCTTCCGCTGTTGACCGCTTCGAGAAGTTGGCGGTGCTGTCGGGTGGCCTTGGCATTGATGACAAATTCCCCGTTGCTCAGCATGGCGGGGATGCTGTCGCTGGTACCGCTGCCCGGTCCCGTGATCCTGCCCCCGGATGCGGCATGAACAATCCCGCCATCCTTGAATCCCAAGATGCTGCCAAGGATGCCCCCGCCTGAGCCACCAGTCACGCCACCCCAAAGCAGGTCAAAGAGCCGGTTTGCGGCCATCTCTGCCAGCCGTGCGGAAAGGTTGGACAGGGCTTCGGAAAAGCTCTGTGCGCCGGTCAGCAGGCCGGTGAAGGCGTCTCTGCCCGCTTCCTTGAACTCTTCCTGTCGCTGGGCTGCTTGGGCCTGTGCATCAGCAAGTTGCTTCACCGCCTGTTCAGCTTCGATGTATTGCCCCGCCAAGGCGTTGGCATCCGCCACAAGCTGGGGCGTGATCGCCATACCCGCTTCCTGAGCGGCTTGCAGAAGCTCATAGGCGATCCGGGCACGGTCCACGGCCCGTTCCTGTGCATCGGTGCTGCCGGTCGCCTGAGCACGGGCAGCGGCTTCCGCCTCAAGGGCGGCAATCTGTTTCTGAATTTTGCCCACTTGTGCGGAATAGGCGTCCTGCCGGGTGCTGCCTCCACCGCCTCCACGGCTCGGGGTGCTGGACGGGTTGCGGGCTTCGGCTGCCGCAATTGCTGCCGCACCGCCTGCCGTTGCTTCGGCATCGGTGACATGCACCCCGGCTTCGGCAGCACGTTCACGGAAGCGGGTAATCTCACGCTCAAGTGCAAGCTGTTCCCGGCTCTTGGCGTTCTGTTCATCTTCCAGCGTCAGGAAGCGTTCCTTGGCGGCTTGCTGTGCCTCCCAGTTCCGCATGGACTGGGCATCAGCTTCCCGGAAAGTCTGCATATCGGTCTTGGCAGGGGCCACCCCGGCAGCCTCGGCAATGGCCCGTTTCAGGGTGCGGGCAAAGCCGATCACCGTATTGATGACATTGCCCAGCCGGGTGACTTCGGAAATTGCCAGGCTGAAATCCACCTTGTCGGCATCTTCCAACGTGTCGAAAGCCTCAGCCGCTCTTGCCTGCAACTCTTCCATCTGGGCGGCGAAGTCTTCCCCCTCAACCTGTCCATCTTGGAAGCGGGCCACCAGTTCGCGCATCTCATTCGAGACAGTTGCCAGTTCTGCCCCGGCTTCATCATAGCCCCATGCGCTGATGGTGCTGGATGCGGCAGCAATGCTTTGGGAGGCCATATTGCCGGTTTCGGCCAAGGTGCGGTATTGGCCCCGAAGCCGCCCAAGGGCTTCGGCCTGTTCATTGATCGCCGCCTGATCCTTGCTCAGCCCGTCATAGAGGTTATCCCCCAGCATGGAGCGGGCCTGATCCTCACCCCCGAAGAGGTTGTTCAGGTCGGTTTTCATCGTGGCCACGTCCACGGCGAATTGTGCAGCCCCCACGGCGAAAGCCTTGAAGAAGCTGCCGATGGTGCCTTTCAGTTCATTGAAGCGGCGATCCAGTTCAGCCGCCTTTTCGATCATCTCGGCATCCAGCACGGCCCCGGTTTCATGGGCACGCTCGATGGTGCGGCGAAGGGCATCTTCGCCTTGGCCGATCAGTTGGACAAACTGTTCCCCGCCTGTGCCGCCGAACACCTCATCGGCAATCCTGATCTGGGCTGCCTGATCGAAGTTCTTCATGCGCCCGATGATTTCCAGCATCAGCTTGCTGGGGTCTTCCAGCTTCTCTTTCAGATCGGCAGCGGAATAGCCCAGCCGTGCGAAGGCTTCGGCAGCGGGGCCTGAGCCGGTGACAATCCACTCATCGGCCCGAAGGTTCAGTTCTTTCAGGCCATCGGTCAGGGCGTCCACGCTCACCCGGTTCTGATCGGCAACAAACTTCCATTCCTGAAAAGCGGTGACGCTCATCCCGGCACGCTTGGCCTCATCGCCGATTTCAGCGATGCCCTTCACGGTGCCAGAAATATCCGAGGTGATGCCCGCGAAGAGGCCAGTGGCAGCCCCGCCGATCACCCCACCGGCAAAGCCTGCCATCATCGCCTTCATGGACGTATTCACCCGCATGGCAGCCTGTGACAGGGAGCCTTGCAGGCGATCCCCCGAGAGCTTGGCGCGACGTTCAATGCCGGAAAACCGCTGATCTGCGGTCCTGCCAGCCTTGGCCATGTTGCGTTCAAAGTCGCGGATACGGGCTTCCAGCGCGACAATCAGGCGTTCATCATCAAGCGGCATGTCTCACCTCACCACACCATAAGCCCTTCGGGGCGTTCGTCGGTTTCGTAAACGGATCGGGTGTCTTCCCCGGTCGAAGCACGGGCCACGGCCATCGCGGTGGCAACGGCCCCGTCAATCTTCTCGGTCGATTTGGACTTGTTGAAACTCTTGTTGCCCTTGCCATCGTCTTGGATGGCGATGTTGGCGAAGTTCCAGCGAAGAACGGGGTGGCCCCCGTGCTGGAATTTGCGGGCAAGGATGGCGCGTTCCAGTTCCTTGATGGCTGGCCCCATCGTCACCCAGCCTTGCCGGAAGCTCACCACGGGATAACCGTCTTCCAGAAGGTTCCCCATGATGATGCTGCCATAATGGGGATCAAAGGCGATTTCCCGCACCTGATAGGTTTCGCAAAGATCGCGGATGGCATCTTCCAACAAACGGTAATCCGTGACGTTGCCGGGGGTGGCGGTAATCAGCCCCTCATCGGCATGGGTCGAATAGGGGAAGCCGGATTGGATGGTGCGCTTGTCCAGATTGTCGCCGGGCATGAAGTAGAACGGCAAGACAATATAGCCTTCCTCCCGCTGGGGGTCATGGAATGCCAGGACAACGGCGCTCATGTCATCGGTCATCCCGAGGTCAACACCGATCCAACAGGGCTTGCCTTTCAGGGCGTCCATGTCGATGGCAGCGGCCCCCTTGTCATAAACGGCCATCTCCACAAAGGGACTGGTGGAGCGGTCCAGCCACATATTCAGGTGAAGCTGCCGGAAGGCGTCCTGTGCGGCGGGGCTGTCTTCCGCTTCCTTCATCTCCTGCCGAAGCCCGTTCAGGCTTGGATAGCCGTGCGGAAGGCCGGGATTTGCCAGAAGCCAAACTTCTTCATCCCGCCAATCGGCTTCGGGGGGAGCTTCAAAGAGGAAGGGCAGCGTGAAGGGGTCTTCAATGTCACCACGGGCAATCTTGCGGGCACGGTCGATCACCTCCCAGCCGATGCCATCTTGTCCACGGCCCCCGGTGGTGATGGTGATGCGAAGGGTGTTTTCAGACTTCGCAAGGCCGGTGCCGATCACGTCCCAGAGATCACGTTTCTTCCATGCGTGGATTTCATCGCACAAAGCGAAGGCCGGGGTGCGCCCGTGCTGGGTGCCGCTGTCATTGCTCAGGGCTTCCAGAAAACTGCCGTTCGGGAAATGGATTTGGTTGCGGTAATCCTGCACCCGGATGGCCTTGGCCGGGTCGGTGTTCTTGCTGGCCTGTCCCTTCTTCCAGAGAGAGGCGTCACCCGCTTTCAGGATGTTGTAAGCCTCGGTATAGGCAATCTTGGCCTGCTTCTGATCGGCAGCGGCAAACAAGACTTCTCCACCGGGCACCGCTTCCGGCCCTGTGGTGTGAAGCAGGGCAAGGGCTGCCCCCAAGCTGGTTTTCCGGTTTCCCCGCCCGATCAGGATCACGGCATGTCCACAGATACGATTGCCGTTCTCATCGCACGGCCCGTAGATGCTGCGGACAATCCGTTCCTGCCATTCGTCCAGTTGGAAGGCTTGGTCGGGCAGCCGGGATTTGGGGTGTTTCAAGCTTCGCAGGAAATCCACGGCCCGTTGCCCGTAGCCAAACGGATCAGGGATTTCAGGGAACGGATTGGAATCAACTGCAACGGCCTTCGCCTTCTTGCGGATTTTGATGGCCATCAGCTTGCCCCCACCGCGATGCACCGAAGGTCCAGCCCGTCACGGCGTCCAAGTTCCTTCACCTCTTTCAGGTCATAGGTGATGCTGTCACAGGTGATACGATCAGCCACCTTGATGCCGTCGCGGTAACGGATGCGGAACACGGCAGCGATTTCTGAGGATGCACCGAAGTTGCGCATGAACTCTTCGGTGCTGGATTGGATCAGTTGCCCCCGCACTGTGGCGATGGTGGCCCAGCTTTCGGCGGGGGTGCCGTAGGCGTCCACCGTGGTGGTGGCCCGTTCAATGGTCAGGGTCTTGGTCAGTTTCCCGGCTCGCATCAGCTCACCTCCACCAGATGGGCGCGAAGGGTCATCACCCCGTGCGAATGGATGCCATCAGGATCACGCAGGAAGCGCACCTGTTGAATGTAGAGGTCTGCAACGTGGTGGTGATCTAGGCTCCACGGGCCTTCCCCCAGGGCAGCGCGGATCGCCCCCGCGATGGTCTTGGAGACGGCAAGGCCGGGTTCTTCGGCCCAAATTTGCAGATCGCAGTAAAGCTCCTGCCGAATACGGGAGAGGCCAGCCCCGGCAAGGGACTGGCTTTCGCCGATCAGTATGCAGGGGAACACCTCGGGGCGGCTGTTCCGGTCAAGGATATGCGCAGCAGGCACTTGCCCCAGCAACTCGGTGGAGGCCACCAGACGGGCACGCAGCGCCTTTTGCAGGTCTAGGCTGGCATCAATCATTCCCATGCCTCCCGCACTGCCTTCTTGATGTTGCGCTTGATGCGGTTCACCGCCCGCTTCCGGGACAGGCGATAGCCGGGCCAGAAGAATGGCTGAGCGGGGGCGTTGGCGGTGCCGTATTCCACAAGGTGGGGATAGCGCACATCCGAGTTGCCCGCTGTTATCAGCACTTGGTTTTCCTCTGCCACGGTGCTGCCGCCCGGCTGCGAATAAGCGGGGGTGGCCTGTCCCGGCGGGGTGACTTCGATAGAGGCCACCAGATCGCCGGTATCCTCGGGGGCAAGGGCTTCCATAGCTGCCGCAATCTCTTCCCCGCCTTTGATAAGGGAAGGCGTCACGGCGTCCTTCACGGCCAAGGACACGGCTGCCAGACGGCGTTTCAGGCGTTCGGTCTGGGTGCTCATGGTCAGAACTCCCAGACGCGATAGGGGGCTATCAGGTCGAAGAGGCCGGGGGAAACATCGGTGATCGAAATCCCCACAAGCGTGGCTTCCCGGTTCTCATAGAGATGCGCCACAAGCTGCCGGATCGCTTCCTTGATCGGCTCGGGGGTACCATCGGGGAAAGTCTCTGCATCATCCAAGGCCACCCCGATGAATTGGGCAATCCATGCCTCAGCCGCACCGATCTTGGAGGCGATCAGCGTATCATCGGTGCCTTCCGTGATGTTCAGATGCTCTTTGAGGTCAATCACGCTGAGAATGGTCATAGCTGTTTACCTTCCAGATCGAGAATGCGCCTTCCCGCGCCGGTCCCTTGGCTATGGGGGAAAGCTTCGGAATACCCCCCTCTATGCATGGTCATGCCGGTGGCGGGTCGGGTGGCGGTGGTCAGTTGATGGGAGGCTTGGAAGAGCTTCACCATACGGATGACGGAATGCCCGTCAGTGGATGCCCGGAAGCCCCGCACCATGCGGTTGATGCTCTTCCTGATGGTCTTGGGCTTGGCGTTGTTCGGCTCGGTCAGGGTGCGGTGGATGGTCCAGCCCTTACGCCCCAGCCTTTCGCTGATGACGTATTGCGGGATGCCCGTGCGCCTTGCCCAACCTGACAGGCTGTCGGTCTTCCCCCGATAGGTCAGCAGCACGCAGTTGGGGTGAAAGTCATCTGCGAAGTTCGCCCGTGCCTCTTCGCCTTCAAGGAAGGTGGTGCCGCTGATTCTGCGCCGCACATGCGAGACGGAATAGCCGGTGCGCTGTGCAATCTCTGGAGCGGTCAGCATCTCTCCCCGGAAATTGTAACGCTTCGGCTCGGGGCCATACTGGCACGGGCCTTCAATGGGCTTCCCCAGACGGATGCGGCGATAAACCGTTGCCTCGGCCAGCCCGGTGAGCTTGGCGATTTCGGGCACGGTCAGCCCCCGGCCCCGGAACTTCACCAGCATGGGAGAGCGTCCATAGGTCATTGGCGTTCCTCCCGTTGCTTTCGGCTCGAATGGCAGGACGTGCAAAGTGGCTGCCAGTTGGTCTTGTCCCAGAAGAGCTTCTTGTCACCTCGGTGCGGGGTCTTGTGATCCACCACGGTGGCGGGCTGCCCGCACATGACGCAGCGGGGGTGAGCTTTCAGGAAGCCTTCCCGCGCCTTCTCCCATGCGGTCGAATAGCCCCGCTGCCGTGCATTGGGGCGGGTCTGGTCAAAGCGGGCTTTGCGCTCTGCATCCTGCTTTACCTGACAGGGGCAGCGGTTGCCGCTTGGCACCACCTTCCCGCAACGGCATATCTTCGGGGCTGCATAGGGCATCAGGCATCCTCCACCTGTTCTCCCAGCCATGCCGGATTGGGTTTGATGCCCCGGTATTTGTCGCGGTTCCGTCTTGCGCATCTGGCCACGCGGGGATTGGGCTTGTGCGGCTCGAAGTCTTCAATGGGGATGATGTCCAGCTTATATCCCAGCACGGCCAGCATCTTTTGCACCTTGCCGATTTCGCAGGTTCCACCGGCCAGCAAGGCGCGAAGGGCAGTGCGATTGACGCCAGAGGTTTCGGCCAATGCGCGTTGGGAGACGCGCTGTTCCTTCATCAGGTCGCGGATGATGTTGCCCCAGACGTTCATTCCGTGCCCCTTTCAATCTTGGTGGTGCCGAAGCCGCCAAACATGGCCCGAAACTTTTGGCCCAGGTCGGCAGTCGGCGCAGGTTCTTCCCCCGGTTCCTTGCCGCCGAAGATCACCCGCATCATCTCGGCACGGCCTTTCACGGCTTCGATGATTTCGGCGGGGGTGGCGTCCAGCGTCTCTTCCGGGGTCCACCCCAGCCAGCCGGTGCCATAGCGATAAAGCTGTGCCAGATGCTCAGGAAAGCTCAGGCTCTTGCCCTGATGGGGGGTGTCCTCCGTTTCCATGTCGATCCCTGCACAGGCCAGCACATAGGCCATCAGCGGGGCACGGAAGGCATCAATGCCGCTGTCAAACACGCGGTTTGGCAGCAGCGGGATAGAGGCGTGATCGGCGATCAGGTCACAGATGGCGGTAAGGCTGCCGTCTTGCAGGTCACGAATAAGCTGGGGGAAACCGCCGGGGCGATCTGCCAGCTTCATGGCGCAACGCAGGCTCGGACGAAGGGAGAGCACTTCGCCCGAGAGGAACACCGCAAATTCCTCGCCTACGCGCATCCCGGCCACCCCTTACGCGGCTGCCGGAACTTCGATCACCGCACCGTCAATTCCGAGGGTGAAGGTGGTCTTGGTCAGGTCATCGGCGGTGCCGAAGCTGTTCTTGGCGCTGAGCACCACGGCCACGAAATAGAAGGTGGTCGGGGTGCCTGCATCGCTGGGCTGGTCTTCCAGCACTACGCGGAAGGCGAAGCTGTATTGCTCTTCCGCTGCCGCCCGTGCGGCGATCTGGCCAACGTCCAGAGGATCGCGGGCACAGATCAGGGCCACGCTGCCGCTGTCGATGGTGCCTTTCCGGCGGCGGGTGTATTTGTCCCCGAGGTTCTTGAAGGTGATTTCCGTGCCCTCGGCACCCCATTCCCCGAGGTCTTCCACTTCGCCGATTTCCACCCATGTATCGGCGGTGGTGATCGCTTCAAACTCGGTCAGGGTGGTGGCTTCGGATGCGGGGCCGATATACACCTTGGCCCCGGCGGTGCTGTTGATGGTCATGTCTGTTTCCTTTCAGGTCAGAACGCCGGATCAGGCGGCCATGGTGAGGAATTTGAAGGCTTCGTTCTTGGTCATGCCCCCGCCAACGCGGCGGCGTGCATGGAAGCGGACAAGCCCCGAGGTCTGGACGCTGTAGGGGTCGCGCAGCACCGAAAGGTTCACCCGGTCGAAGATGCGGAAACCGCTGCCGAAATCGCCGAAGATGATAGGGATTTCCGTTGCATCGGCGTCGGGCAGGTCCGGGAACTCGATGACAGGACGGCCCAAGATGGTCGGCGGGTTGCCTTCGCTGATGGCGTCCTTCCAGAGGTAATCCCCCGAGGTGTTCTTGATCTTCCGCACCGCGCCGATGGTGGTGCGGTTCATCGCCCAGACGGCCCGTGCCGCATAGAAGCCCGGAAGCGAATGATAGAGGTCAATCAGTTCATCGGCGGTGATGCTGGCCCCGGTGGTGGTGATGCCGCCGATGCCGGTTTCGGTCAGCAGCCCCTTGGGCTGGTTGTTCGCATCGCCCGTGCCGTTGATGAACGCGGAACCTTCTGCCCGGCCAAATTCCTCGGCGAAGTCGAAGGCAAGTTCGCTGTCCATGTTGAACGCGCTGTCTTCCAGAAGGCGGTTGGAGATGTCCACATAACAGGCCAACTCATGCACGGTGATCTTCTGTTGCCCGTAGGTCGGCTGGGTGCCGCCCACCGTGCCGCCTTCGCCCACCCAAGAGGCGGTGGGGCCTGCGGTGCGCTTCGGCAGCAGGATTTCACCGGCAGAGGTGGAAGCCACGCGGGCAGCGGCCCGGATCGGGGAAAACTCCACAAGGTTGCGGTCCAGTTCGGCAAGGAACTGTTCCGGTGCCAGATAGCCGCCTGCCGTGTCGGTGGAGACGGTCAGGGCGCGGACTTCTTC